CTGGTAATGGTTTTTTAATAGCTTTGTTATTTTTATTAGTTTTAACTGAATATGATTTTGCATTTTTTGGAAAGAATTTTTTCATAATATTTGACCTGTTAATTAGTTATCTATATAATAGAAATGTAAACGAAACCTGCGTTTACATTTAAGAACCAAAATGAGATATAATTGGAGTAAGTTGCAACTTACTCCAATTTTTTTATCTGCGTTTCTTATACGGATACGAATCTGTTAACGTGATTAGATATCCGGCTTTAATATCTTTAAACTCAACTGCCCACGACAGCTTTTCGGAGCTGTACTTTGGCATTGATGATTTAATTACTAGAATAGTATAAGGAATTTCACTAAGATCGTATCCTGCAACATGCAGAGGTTCTTTGTTGTACGGAGTATAGATATCCGAACCAACTCGCTCTTCGTTAAATTTAATTTTAACTAAATTTTTTGTTAGTTGCATGTGTCGTTTAGTTGTCATTGAATGTGTTTGTAACATATAAATTGGCGCACGTAACGTTTCTGTTTTTTGTCCTGCAAGCACAATAGTTGCATTAGACGAAACATAGTTAAATGCTTCGCTTATAATATTTCGTCGAACAAGATTATGTATGTTGCCCGGTATAGTTCCAATTTGAATTACCCCGACTGTTTTATCGTCTATACGTCTAGAACCATCAGCGTTATACACAACATTGGTATAACTTTTAAATTGTTCCGGCCACTCCTCCGGCTTGGTTGTAACCAATTTTTCTGGATCGGTAGCAAATTGGGCACAAGTCTCAAGCAATTTTATATCTCTGTCTTTGATTGCCAAGATGTCTTGTGGAAACGCTTTCATTCGAGCATTTAGATGATAAACTACAGTATTGTAGTATTGAAGTTCTTGCTGCATAAAATATTTTAAATTTTTTTCAGTTTTAGTAGAAACTTCAACTTCAAAAACTTTCTTATTGTATGGTCTCTTTTTTTGAATTGTATTACTCATTGTATTTCTCCGTATAAAGTTTTCAGATATACTAATATATAGTAAACATAATAAAAAGCATTTCACATATGTTCAATAGATTACATAAATATTTTTATGGATAATGGACATTGGCAGTGTAAATTTGAATTCAATCCAGATGATTGGTTTGGATTCATTTATAGAATTACAGAATTAGATACCGGACGCGAATATATAGGTAAAAAGCAATTTACTAAATTGAAACGTAAAAAGGTTAAAGGTCGCAAAAATCGTAAACATATTAGAAGTACTTCTGATTGGCAAGTCTACACAGGTAGTTCAAATGAACTAAACGATTCTATTTTAAAAAACGGAATTGATAGGTACCAGTTTGAAATAATATCGTTGCACAAAACTAAAGGATCGTTAGCATATGCCGAAGTTAGACGGCAAATCATTGAAAACGTATTATGTCAACGAATGAGCGACGGTGTTACACGTAAATATTTTAACAAATATATAAATGCAGTTAAATTTATACCACCAGTTGATACACCCGACGAATTGACACATCGGTCCTATGATAACAGCCGGTGTTTACATTTATCACCATGAAACATAGTATGATGATTTTTACGAACAGTTTTATTACAGTGTATACATGTAACTTGATATTTTGGTAAGTTCATAGGATTATTAGCACCTGAATTTTTTAATTTTGACATTTCTTTGTTATAATCAGATGCAGTTTTACCAAACATTCCGTTTCTCTCACCTTTAACACCTACTTTTGGATTTCCTTTTAACGATTTTGATATATTATTGTTGTGCGACTTTGGTCTGTTTTGTGCATAATTTTTAATTCCTACACTCTGTTTTTTCTTTACTTCATCTGTACGGGTTCTCCCATACAACGGACTAAGTGCTCCTCTTTTTCCATATGATGGGTTTTTATGTCCTTTTCTTGCTTCGCTTTTTTTGCGCCTAGTCTCAATAGAATCTGATAATCCTGTTCTATCAAAGTTTACTGATGCATTAGATTGATTATAACTCATGATATTATGTCTAGCATCTAGTAATTTTAACAATTTTGATTCTAATTTTCTAATGTATGATGCTTCCCCTATAGCTATGATTTCAAAATACCAATCAGATCGGTTTTCTTTAATCAACGGTTTGACTATTTTACTTGAGCATATATATTTTTCATGATTTCTCGGGTGACAATTTTTACCTGATTTAGATCCAATATACCACATGCCGGATGGTTTATGAATCCATTTGTATAAGTATGGAATTCTAAGCATTTTATTTAATCTTTTTGTAAAAATGTTGTAAATCCGTTTTCTTTTACAACGTTCAAAACGTCGTCTACTCTATTTATTAATTCTTCTCGATGGCTTATTACAAATACATCTTTTTTTCTCTCTCGTACAAACTTCTTAAGGATTTCCACTGCTCCTTCTAAACCCGACATATCAAGTCCGTTGTCTAATAATTCGTCTATAAATATTAAATTTATTGCATGATTTGTATTTTCAAATATATCTCTAAATGCCATATTTGTGCCTAATATAAGTCTTGTGCCTTCTCCTCTTGATAAATTGTAAAAATCTAAATCTTGTCCTAGCAATGTAATCTCCACAGACAAATCATTAAGGAATTTAATTTGATGTGGTAACCCGAGTTTTTCTAAGTATTCGTTTAATCTGCTATTAAGATATGCTAGATTTTGATCGATAATCTTTTTACGAATAAAACTGTCTTTGTTAGTTAATAATTTTAATAAAAATTCTTGATGTTCTTTATCCGATGCAAGAACGTTTAATGTTTCATACGAAACAGTTTGTATTGTGTCACCGATACTATTTTTTTGATCGGTATACGGATTAATCAACTGCTGTTCTTTTTCTAAATCTTTTCGTAACTGATCCAACGTATTTCTATGATTTAACGCTTGTTCCAATGTTTTATAAATTGTGTTCGATTGTGTTATTAGCAACAATGCTTCTTCGGTAGAGCTAAGATCGGTTGCTAAGCTATCAATCTCTTTTTGTTCGCTAGACATTTGAGTATCTAAGGTTAATATTTTACCTTCTAAATCTTGCTTAATTTTCTCATGCGTATCAAGATGTAGTCCTTGACCACATGTTGGACATGAATGATTTTTAGCACTTTCATAATTAGCTACAGTTGTGTTAAACTGCGAAGTTAACAGATTTAAATGCCTGCGTTTGGCATTGATATCTCTGTCTACTTGAGTTTTTACAGAGTTTAATTGTTTCCAGACATCGTTATCTTTGTGAGATTGTATTTCTTTTTCAATATCTAAGTTGTCTAATTGACTAATTGCATTGTTAATATCAATGATATTTTGTTTATTGGTATTTTCCCATATATTAGATTTTTTAACAACGTCGTCTAGTGTACTTTGTATTCTATCGTTGCTTTGTTTAATTGTTTTAATTTGAAATTCTTCTTGATCAATAGCAGATTTAGTTGATTTTATTTTTTCTTTGAGAGCTTCTGCTTTTTGACTTAACAGCGTAATACCTAACAGTTCTTCAATGATTTCGCGTTGTTTAGCAGCACCCAAGCTTAAAAATGGTTCTGTATAGGTATTAAGTGCAATTATATGTTTAAACATAGTATGACTCATGCCTAGAAGCTGATTTATTTCTTTTTGGGTCTCTTTATTTTCTCCCTGGGCTTCATCAGTTTCNTCATCTGAAATATTTTTGTTATCAACAACATATCTGAAAAAATTTGGCTTTCTACCTCGCTCAATACGATAGCTATGTCCGCTAACGTCAAATTCAATGCTGACAAACATATTTTTACCATTGATTTTGTTTACTAAATTTTCCTTTTTAATATTAGTCAAGCTTTGACCATATAATCCATAGGATATTGCTTGTAATAAGCTAGTTTTGCCTGTACCATTTCGACTTCCGTTACCACCTAAATCTAAATTTTCTCCTAGAACTAGATTAAGACCTGGTTTATTGAGTTTTATAGTTTGTGTAACATTTCCAACGCTGAGGAAATTTTTCATAGTAATAGTTTTAATAGTTATCACTGATTAAATCTCCTGATATAACTTGATAAGACGGCTTTTATCTATGGTGTTACTGTCAATAGTTTCAAGATGTTTTATTACAATTGAGTCAACACTTTCAAATGAGATATCAATATTACTGTCAAAATCTATATCGTCTGAACGTTGAGTAACCATCTGTATTTCTTTAGCAGACAATTCATTTTCTAATAACGATCTAACAAAGTTGATATCTTCGTACGTTGCAGGTACATCAATAGTAATTTTAGCAAATGTTTTATCATCAATATGTTGCATAGGATTAGCAAGTACTTGACTCAATGTTAACGTTCTATATTTTGGAGCATCGGGCCAAGCTGCAAAATCTGGATCTTTGCCTTTTTCCCAAATCATAATACCGCGTTCATCGTCCCATGTGTCACTATAGTTATGCGGAAAACAATTACCAATATACCAAATTTTACCTTTATTCTGCCTTTTGTGAAAGTGACCNGAAAACACTTGTTTCTGATGTTTAAAATGCTCTCTATTAAGAGTTCCGTGATCCGGCATTTCAACCATTGCATTCATTTTAAATGTTGGTAATTCAAAATGTCCAAACATATATGGTTGTTTAACATTTGAGATTTTCTTCCATTCGTCGGCTATTAACCACGGAACCAACGCAACATCGTCAACTGTGATTATTTTGTCTACTGCAGTAATGTTTTCAAATTGATCAATATACGGCAACGAATGTATTTGGTATTTGTCTCTGTAAAAAAGGTCGTGATTACCTATTATAAAATATGTATTATCAAAATATTCATTTAATAATTTTAATCCGTTTACAGAATAATTAAGTGTAGAAATATTAATAGCAGATCTCACATGATGATAATCTCCGCCAAACACACAGGTTTTAATTCCCTGTGCTTTAGCTTGTTCTATCATCCATAGTATAAAATTTTGGCAGTTTTCATTATGCTCTCTACTGTTGTTTTTCAACCCAAAGTGCATGTCTGTCATCATAACTACTTTAGAAAAATCTGGTTTATTGGTCATAAAAAATATCTCTGTAAAAATTACAATATACATAGAATACTTGATTTTTCCACTAATGAGCAAAATGTCTAGGTACTTTTGCTCTTTTTATTTTTTATTTTCTTATCTTTAACAACAGAAGTAGCCGCCGGTGTAGGGTTAAAACTTTCGTTATTAGCAAATTCGTGGTCAATTAACCTTGTATAACTTGGACTTGCTCCGTTCATAATAAGAATGTCATCTCTGATATTTTGGTTCTTTTTTTCGATGTTTAGTATTCTCATAAACGAATTAGTAATAACCTGTGTTAAGTACGAGAATGGGTTTGGTGTTTCGCTTCTACTTTCGTCAAATTGTAATCCAACTTGACTTAGCTGTAGCAATGCTTGACACTTCATTTCTTCTAAATAGGTGTAATTTCTCCAATTACCTCTATGACCGTATCTTTCTACTAATTTCATAAACATAAGTGCAAGATTGTTTGTCATTTTGCCATGGTCTTTACAAAACTGTCCATTTGACAGCCCGTCTTTCCAATGGCTTTTAAGAACACACGTTAATTTATTTTTTTTAAGTATAAAATGTTGAAATGGCGGAAAATTGACTCTAATATGCTTTTCAGCTTCTGTTTTGCCAGTTTCAAATTTTTCTGGATTAATAGGAATATGATCGTATGTCATTACACGAATAACAATACTTTCAACTGGTATGTCTGCTAAAACTGGGGGTTTAGGTTTTTTGCTATCTCCGTATAATTTTTTATGTTGAGATTTAAGCTCTGCAAGTTTCTTTTTTCTTATTTCGTTTATTTTCTTTTTGGTAATTTTCTTTATGTTTGGAACAATAAAGTTATATGTAGTGTACTTCTCATCTAGAAACGCACAATAGCTGTTTTTGCTTTTGTGTATTTCTTTTAACAATTCTTTATTTGTAAGATATTTAACTTTNGGNGGTGCTGTTGCCATTTTAATCCTTTAAAAACAACTAAGTATAAAGAAAAAGAATCAATTTAGTCAAACTTNGATATACCCTAAA